ATGTTTGATGATGAGGGACAATATGTTTACCCACCTAACAGTGGATTTAATTGGGTGGAGAAATGTGATCCTAATCATGATGGATATCTACCAGGTGGTAAAGTATCCTAAATAAACACAGAGTATGATTTATTATGATTAGTAATTATTGGTTCAAAGACTTTATAGGTTACTTTGAAACTGAATATGATACACAACCATTAATTGACTACTGGAAGTATCAGGATAAATGTGGATCTACATTTAGACGTTATGGCATCTTTGGTAAAGACCGTAAGGCACATCAGAGAAAAGATAAATGTCTAGCAACTGAAGATTTCATGTTAGATCATAACTGCGGTTATGAATATATGAGACAGTATAATGAAATTACTGGTGCTTGTGTTCAACATTATATTAATGAGTATGAGGCATTGATTCATTATAGGTATCAACAAGTATATCTTAATGTGCAACGCACAAAACCTGGTGAAGGTTTCCATGCTTTCCATTGTGAGACAGGTAGTCTAGGTACTAATCGTCGTGTGTTAGCAACAATGATGTTCCTTAATGATGACTTTGAAGGTGGTGAGACTGAATTTTTATATCAACATGAACGTGTCAAACCTAAAAGAGGAATGATGATGTTATGGCCAGCTGGATTTACTCATACGCATAGAGGTAATCCCGTATTGTCAGGTGAGAAATACATATCTACATCATGGTTAGAAAACGTTAACGCATAAAATGGCACTCCCAACTAATTGGTTCGCAGAACAAATAACAAATAAGAACTTCCTATCACCAATAGGTTTCTTGTTTCTATTAGATAAAGCCAAGAATTGTTCTTTTCTATGCCAGAAAGCAACTATACCTACATTCAGAATTAACGATATTGATATACCGACACGTGGTTTAGTACCCATTCCATTAGAAAGTACAGCAAATTATGAAGATCTAACTATAGAATTTATTGTAGATGAGGATCTTAGAAATTATATGGAGATCCATAACTGGATGCGTGCAATGGGTACACCACAAGATTATGGTGAAAGGGATGATTGGAACCGTACATACCGATTAAAAGGTAGTAATATGGATTCAAAAGTATCTGATGCCACACTACAAGTTTTAAATAATAACAACATCGCAAACTTTGATGTTGTCTTTAAGTCAGTATTTCCAGTAGAGTTGAGTGCATTGCCATTTGATGTAACTCAAACTGATAATAATTATTTCACAGCAATGGCAACTTTTAGATACATATTATATGAAGTAAGAGATCCATCTAGCGGTAGACTGAGACGATGATTAAAAAGAAACTTCACCAATTAAAAGAGTGGGATAAGAAGTGGGCTAAAAAGTTCCAAGACAAGTTTAACTTGACTGATTATCAAATGCTTTGTATTGTTTTTGCTAAGGGGTTTATTATCGGTGCGTTGGTCCTTTGAAAAAACCTTTGGCGATGGGGTAGATCCTTGGCACGCTAAAGCAGAGAGGTGGGCTAAGAAGCAACGCTTCCCAATTAACCACCTGGCCTTGGGTTTGATCAAGTGGTTGACAGAACGCTGGATCGATGCTAAGATATATAACACCATGATGTCTGTGGATGCACAGGCTAAATCCATTGTAAAGGATTGGGAGGAACAGGATGACAGAGCAAACACACGACACAACATCGTGGAGAAAGGAGTATTTGGAGATGAAGGCTGGTCTCTCGAAATTTCAAATCCAGTTGTTGAACGAGGGTCCACAGCAACTAGCACAGGCATGGTTACTGGGAGCAATGCACCAAGACTACAAAAAGATGAAAGGGATAAAGGAAGATTATCCTAAAGAGAACAAAGGTCAGATGCAGTCTTCATTAAAAGAATTTTTTTCTAAAACCAAAGACCAAGGAATATAATGAATCTTGAACAACTTCAGGAGAAGTGGAAGAAGGATAGTGTAATAGATCCTGACCTCTACTGCGAAGAGTCTATTAAAATACCTCAGTTACATATGAGGTATATGGAATATTATAATACCTTCTCTTTAATGAGAAAAGACAGAGAAGGTGAGATGAGAAGTCTTATAAAAGAGAAATGGATATATTATAAAGGAAAGGCACCCTCTACAGTATATAAAGAGATGCCTTTTGATCTTAAATTAACAGATAAAAAAGAATTAGAAATGTTCATCACTGCTGATGATGACGTTAAAAAACTTCAATACAAGATAGACTACATAGAACAGGTCTTGTTATTCCTTGACGGTGTATTGAAGATGATCAATAACCGTAATTTTCAAATTAAGAATGCTATAGACTGGGAAAAATTTAAAAATGGATTATGAAGTACGGTGCTCAGTATCGGATTATTGAATTAAATGACGGTGCTATGAGCATTGTTAGAGAAACATTGAATAGTGAAAATCTAAATTGGAAAGATAGTCTTACATATAACTCAGAAGAAGCAAAAAAACATAGTAGTAGAATATCTCAACAGGCATGGATACAAGATCCTAGATTCTGCCAGATGTTTATTGAGATAGCAAAGGCAATGAATGTTGATAATGGTTGGAACTTAGATATACATGGTGTAGAACCTATACAGTTTGGTGTGTATCCTGAAGGTGGTAAGTATGATTGGCATGTAGATCAACACCCACATCCAGTTCAAGGTACTGTTAGAAAAATAAGCATGTCCCTTTTCCTCAATGATCCTAGTGAGTATGAAGGAGGGGAGTTTGATTTGGAGATATATAAACCAGAGAGCGACTGCAGATATGAAACATTTAGACTGACAAAAGGTTCTGCAATCTTCTTTCCGTCTGATATGTGGCATAGGGTAAGACCTGTTACTTCTGGAGTACGAAAATCAATAGTAGCATGGTTTTATGGACCTCCTTATACGTAAGAAGAACGAAGTCTATTTAGAAGTGAAAGCGGAACCTCATATTAATTATGAGCTCGCAGATTTTTTTACCTTTGAAGTTGAGTCTGCAAAGTATATGCAGAAGACTCGACGATACAAAGGATGGGACGGTAAGATACGATTATACTCACCTGCAAATGGTGAGATATATTGTGGTTTAATAGATTATCTTACTGACTGGGCTAAGAAGAAAGGTTACCAATATCTCCTAGAGCATCACGAACATTTTGGAGCTCCTCAAGAGGTAAACTCTCTAATAACTCCTCACTCGGTAGTTGGATTTGTGAAGGCACTGGGTCTTCCTGTAAAGATGAGGGATTACCAATACCGAGCAGTGTATGAATCCCTAAGATACAACAGGCGACTCCTGCTGTCCCCAACAGCAAGCGGGAAAAGTTTGATGATTTATTCATTGGTTAGATTTCATGTAAACGTCAAAAGAAATGTTTTAATTGTAGTACCTACCACTTCTTTGGTAGAGCAGATGTATAAGGACTTTGAAGAATATGGTTGGATGGTTTCCAAACACTGCCACAAAATATATGCGGGGCAAGAAAGATACACTGATCATGATGTGGTAATTTCCACTTGGCAATCTATCTACAAGGAACCTAAAAAGTTTTTCTCTAGGTTCGATGTGGTCATCGGTGATGAGGCACACCTTTTCAAAGCTAAATCTCTGACTACGTTGATGTCCAAGTTGCATGATTGTAAGTACCGTATAGGTTTTACAGGAACTTTAGATGGTGCCAACGTTAATCAATTAGTTCTTGAAGGGGTCTTTGGTAGATGTTCGCAAGTAACTAAAACTAATAAACTAATGGAACAAGGTCATGTTGCTAAGTTAAAAGTAAAAATAGTTTTAATTAAACATGAAGAACAAATCTTTGAAGGATATCAAGATGAGATGTCATATTTAATAGAACATGAACCAAGGAATAAGTTTATTGCCAACCTTACAAAGAGTCTCAAAGGAAACACTTTAGTCCTCTTTAACTATGTAGAGAGGCACGGCATTCCTCTGTATGAGTTGATAAATAGTAGTACAGAGCAACCTGTGTATTTAGTTCATGGGGGTGTTGAGACACAAGATAGAGAAGATATTAGATTCTTAACTGAGAAATCAGAGAACGCTATTATCATTGCCTCCTTTGGTACATTCTCTACAGGTATTAACATCCGTAACTTACATAATGTTATCTTTGCATCACCTTCCAAATCAAGA